AGGTAAGGGGGCTTAGGAATGGAAGTGACGTTGCCTTGAGCAACCATGGAGGTTAACCACCTGGGCTTCATCGCCTGCCTGCAGCCCGAGGTCCCTTACGGGGGGTCTCGGAAACTGAAGGATAGCTCCCTAACGGGATGCTAGGTTATATTACTATAACTTAACATGACGCTGAAATTAGCTTTACAGCTAAAGACGGCATCAGCTATTTGGCAAAAAGCTGTAAAAAGCTTTTCATCATTGTCGGAACGGCTCATCCGAGCGGTTCCGATGATGATTGGTGGACAAACCCGTGGTTGGGTTAAGGCTGTGTTCCATTTCACTAGGTTAGTGATGAGGATTAAGCATAACCAAGGTTCCAAAGGGTTAGCGATCTTCCTTAAGGCGAACATGCTGTTAATTCAGCGTGTTTTAGCCGAAAGTAAGTTAGATAACCCTCGGGATGCTGGCGTTGCTATATCCGTAACGAATCGGGGGATTCCTCGTTGGATACCCGTCTTACATCGTAAGCGGCTCCTTCGGGGAGATCGTACCGTGGTAAGATTCTACCTTGGTCTACTAACCCTTTATCGGGTAGTGGACTATCGTGGAAAATTATCACTATCTACGGTCACGGATCCTGGTAAGGATATAGACCCTGGCCTTATGGCATCTTTTCGAGAGTTCCTTTGGACTTTCGTTAAAATGTCAGCGGGCTTTGGTATTAAACCTTACTTAGGAGTTCGTGATCGTGAGGACTCAGTCTTTTGGGGCGACCCGAAAGGCCTGAGAGGTGCGATCCGGTTAGTGAACTTCACTCCCGTTTGGAAGTGGATGTTCACGTCCGGTCCTAATTCTTACTACAGTAAGGTACTCGCTGTGGGGAACGCCTGGATTGACATGATCGCGATTCATTCGCGGCCACATCTTTTCAGACTTATTACCCACATGCGGGCCTTCATCGGTGCCTCTGAGCTTACATGGCTTCCCTGGTTCGATGATGTCGTTGCGACATCAAAGGACTGGTCGAAGCGATGTCACGCCACCCAGACTGCTTCAGGTATGAACCCCCAGTTCGATCCTGATTCAGAATGGTGTGGGGGCATGGAGCAATTCGATGTTGGCAAGCTTTCTGTAGTGGAAGAACCCGGTAAGAAACGGATTGTCGCAATGGTGGACATCTGGACGCAATGGTTATTATATCCTTTGCATCGGTTTATCTTCGACAAAGTCTTGGGGAAAATTCCTCAAGACGGAACGTTTAATCAGGCAAAACCCGTAAGGGAACTGATTGAACGTGCATCGAAGGCAGGCCGAACGCACTTCTGGTCTTACGACCTTAGTGCTGCAACGGATAGACTTCCCATTTCGTTACAGGTGCTTGTCCTTGGAGCTTTCACCCTTGAGTCGTTTGCCAACACTTGGCGAGCCATACTAACTGAACGTGATTACCGTACTCCAAAAGAGTTTGGTACCACTTTTGGCAAAGGTTCAACCTTTGTCAGATACAGCGTAGGGCAGCCAATGGGGGCTTACTCCTCTTGGGGAATGCTCGCATGGACCCATCATGCTATAGTCCAATTCGCCGCCTGGCGAGTGGGACATAGATCTTGGTTCACGTGGTATGCGGTGCTCGGAGATGACATCGTGATCTGTGATCGTGATGTAGCATCCGAGTATGTGCATCTGATGACTGAGTTTGGAGTTAAGATCGGCTTTCACAAGTCGATCATCTCTTCGAATTCATCATTGGAATTCGCCAAACGGTTTTACTACAAGGGTGAGGAGGTATCTCCTCTTTCACTTGCGGGTATCTCCGTTGGGTGGCTTGGACCAGGGTTTGTACCCGAAGTCCTTGCCGCTTGCGAAGCAAAGCTTGGTATAGAGATCCCTCTGTATCAGGTGGCGCGGTACATAGGTGTCGGATTCAAGGCTGCTTCGGCGGCATCCGCAAGGGTGCTGACGGGGCTTCCACGGATCCTTTCATCCTCGCTATTACTTCTCCTTAGACCAGGTGCTCCGAGAGGAGCAGCCTCACTCTTAGACTGGTATTTAGCTGTCACCATGACAGGTAATACTAGAGCTAAGGTGCGGGTGAGTGACGAAGAGAAAATCTTCACACTCATTTGGTCTGAGGTGGTGGACTCTGTCCTTGGGCCGGCACTCAAAAGAGTTCGAAGCGTTGTAGATAACCTTTTTATCCCAAACAATGGGAAGAAGGCTTTACCTCGCCAAGAACACCCTATGGGTGACGATTTCACGGGCAATTACACGCTTTGGTTTAAAGACGTCGTGAGATCTCGTTTTATAACGAAATTCATTTCATCAATAAACCAAGCAGGTGATATACTGCGTGAGGCCATGAAGGTATGGACTCGAGAGCGAAATCTTGCGAAATCGCTTCGCCTTATCGAATCTTGTCTATCTATCTTAGCGTTAGTGCCGACTAGGATCAACCTTGTTCGACGTGAAACAGAAGAGACTGAAATCTCTAATGCTAATGTCTTGCAAGTGTTGGTACCTCGATCGGTAAAACGCTGGAGAAAGGTAGCAAAATTCGTGGAGCGTAAAGCTCCAGCTAAAATCATTGCACGGAAACGATCATCGAAACAAGCCTTTGAGGCTATGTCGGTGAAACGCCTGTCAAGATTTTAGTATAGGGTTCGAGTTCACCTATAAAGTCCAACCACACTCTATCCTTGGAAAAGATAGTTTTAGGGATGTCTACCGTAATCCTACGGATCAACGTTCGAAACGTTGATGCCATAGGAACAAATAGATAACGCGTCTTAAGCGAC